TCCTTGACTTCCAGAACCCTGCATACCTTGAGTTCCTTGAGTTCCTTGAGTACCCTGAAGTCCTTGAGAACCAGAACCCTGAATACCCTGAGTTCCCTGCAGTCCTTGAGTTCCCTGCAATCCTTGAATTCCTTGAGAACCAGAACCTTGGATACCTTGAATACCTTGAAGTCCTTGAAGTCCTTGAGCACCTTGTGTGCCTTGAAGTCCTTGTGTGCCTTGGGTTCCCTGCAGTCCTTGACTACCAGTACCCTGAAGTCCTTGAAGTCCTTGAGTACCTTGAGTTCCCTGAATTCCTTGTGTACCAGAACCTTGAACACCTTGAAGTCCTTGTGTTGCTTGAATACCCTGAGAACCTTGAAGTCCTTGAGCATTCTGCACACCTTGTGAACCCTGAAGTCCTTGAGTTCCTTGAGTACCTTGAGTACCTTGAAGTCCTTGACTTCCAGAACCCTGCATACCTTGAAGTCCTTGTGTTGCTTGAGTACCCTGAGTACCTTGAGTACCTTGGAGTCCTTGAGCATTCTGTACACCTTGAGAACCTTGAAGTCCTTGAGTCCCTTGTGTTCCCTGAAGTCCTTGAGAACCAGTACCTTGAAGTCCTTGCGAACCCTGAAGTCCTTGAAGTCCTTGAAGTCCTTGAGTTCCCTGAATTCCTTGACTACCAGAACCTTGAACACCCTGCAGTCCTTGAAGTCCTTGAGTACCTTGAGTACTTTGAGTACCTTGAAGTCCTTGAGCATTCTGAACACCCTGAGAACCTTGAGTTCCCTGCAGTCCTTGTGTTCCTTGTGTTCCTTGAATTCCTTGACTACCAGTTCCTTGAACACCCTGAAGTCCTTGGAGTCCTTGTGTTCCTTGGGTTCCTTGAAGTCCTTGTATACCAGTACCTTGAATTCCTTGCGAACCTTGGAGTCCTTGAGTTCCTTGAGAACCTTGGAGTCCTTGAGCACCCTGGGCATTTTGAATACCTTGTGAACCTTGGAGTCCTTGAGTTCCTTGGGATCCCTGAATTCCTTGACTACCAGTACCTTGAAGTCCTTGTGAACCTTGCAGTCCTTGTGAACCTTGTGTCCCCTGAAGTCCTTGAGTACCCTGTGCATTTTGAATACCTTGAGAACCTTGGATTCCTTGAAGTCCTTGCGAACCTTGAGTTCCCTGGAGTCCTTGTATACCAGTACCTTGAATACCTTGTGAACCTTGAAGTCCTTGAGTACCTTGGGTTCCCTGAATTCCCTGACTACCAGTACCTTGAAGTCCTTGAGAACCTTGGAGTCCTTGAGTTCCTTGATCACCTTGGAGTCCTTGAGTACCTTGAGCATTCTGAGTACCTTGAGAACCTTGGAGTCCTTGAGAACCTTGCGTTCCTTGAAGTCCTTGTATACCAGTACCTTGAATGCCTTGAGAACCTTGGAGTCCTTGAGTACCCTGAGTACCTTGAGAACCTTGAAGTCCTTGAGCATTCTGAGTACCCTGAGAACCTTGGAGTCCTTGGGTTCCCTGAGTGCCCTGCAATCCTTGAGTACCTGTACCTTGAATACCTTGAGAACCTTGGAGTCCTTGAGTTCCTTGAGAACCTTGGAGTCCTTGAGTACCCTGAGCATTTTGAGTACCCTGAGAACCTTGAAGTCCTTGTGAGCCTTGAGTTCCCTGCAATCCTTGAATACCAGTACCTTGGACACCCTGAGTTCCTTGGACACCCTGAGTACCTTGATCTCCTTGAAGTCCTTGAGTACCTTGAGTGTTCTGAGTACCTTGAGAACCTTGAAGTCCTTGAGTTCCCTGAGTGCCCTGCAACCCTTGAGTACCAGTACCTTGGACACCTTGAGTTCCTTGTGAGCCCTGAAGTCCTTGTAAACCTTGTGCTCCTTGAGTACCTTGGGCATTCTGAGTACCTTGAGAACCTTGGAGTCCTTGTGTTCCCTGAGTACCTTGAATTCCTTGAACACCAGTACCTTGAGTACCCTGAGTTCCTTGAAGTCCTTGTGAACCTTGAGTTCCTTGAAGTCCTTGAGTACCTTGGGCGTTCTGAGTACCCTGAGAACCCTGAAGTCCTTGAGTGCCTTGAGTACCCTGCAATCCTTGAGTACCTTGAGAACCCTGAACACCAGTACCTTGAGTACCCTGAGTTCCTTGAGTTCCTTGAAGTCCTTGAGTACCTTGAGCATTTTGAGTACCCTGAGAACCCTGAAGTCCTTGAGTACCCTGAATTCCTTGGGTTCCCTGAAGTCCTTGAGTTCCTTGAGTTCCCTGAACACCAATACCTTGAGTACCTTGAGTACCTTGAAGTCCCTGAAGTCCTTGAGTACCTTGAGCATTTTGAGTACCCTGAGAACCCTGAAGTCCTTGGATTCCCTGAGTTCCTTGTAATCCTTGAGTACCCTGAATACCTTGCCCACTTACACCCTGAAGTCCTTGAAGTCCCTGAGTACCTTGAGTTCCCTGAAGTCCTTGAGTACCTTGGACACCTTGCCCACTTACACCTTGGACACCCTGCAGTCCTTGAAGTCCTTGAGTACCTTGAGTACCCTGAGTACCCTGAATACCTTGTCCACTTACACCCTGAAGTCCTTGAAGTCCCTGAAGTCCCTGAGTACCTTGATTACCCTGAGTACCCTGGACACCTTGTCCACTTAAACCTTGAACACCTTGATTTGCCTGAAGTCCTTGAGTGCCTTGAGCATTTTGAATACCCTGAGAACCTTGAAGTCCTTGAGTACCTTGAGTGCCCTGAAGTCCTTGAAGTCCTTGAGCATTCTGAACACCTTGCGAACCCTGAAGTCCTTGTGCTGCTTGAGTTCCTTGAACTCCTTGAGTGCCTTGAGTACCTTGGGCGTTTTGAGTACCCTGAGAACCTTGGAGTCCTTGAGTTCCCTGAACTCCTTGAGTACCTTGAGCATTCTGAATGCCCTGAGAACCCTGAAGTCCTTGAGTTCCCTGGGCACTTTGCATACCCTGAGTACCTTGGGCATTCTGAATACCCTGAGTACCTTGATTGCCTTGAAGTCCTTGAGAACCTTGAGTGCCTTGAAGTCCTTGTGTACCTTGAGTACCTTGAACACCTACATCTAACTTTTTAGTGTTAATCCAATATCGATTGCCAACATATCCATCTACAGCAATTACGACATATTGATCACCAGCAGGATATGGATTTGCTACAGTAGAACCTACACCAACTTTAGGATCTCCCAGATCAGGCTCTGCCTGATTTAATCCCAAATATTGATATCTATCCGAAGTAATTCCGGTTTGATCAAATCTTTTTACTCTTCCAGAATTATACTTCGTCATTTACTTCTCCAGTTTACTGCTTAGCAGTTTCTAGAACACTTAACATAAGATTCAATACTCCATTTACATTTCCCCTTATTTGAATAACATCACCAGTTTGAAGTGCTAATCTTCCATCAGATACCAAATTAAAACTATCATTTGGTGGAATTGAAACCGAATTTGCAAAAATATAATTACTTGGGGTTTCACTACTACGTGAATGAGTTGCAGTTACTGTATAGGCACTTGATGCAGCACCAGTCGATACATTTACAACCTGAGATAAAATAACAATAGAAGCTACGCCAATTGGACAAGTATAAATTCCAACGTTATTAGTTGTAATTCCAACTCTTATTGTTTTAAATGAATTAAGTGCAATTACCGCCATGAGATTTTATGTTAGTGCAATAATTAAAGGAGTTACAGTATTTAATAAACTTTGGCTAAATGCTCTTCCCGAAATCGTACCAGTAAGTTGATTAATCACAACCCCATCGCCAATTTGGAAGTTACCTGCCTGATTTGTGCTGGTGTAAACAATTTGTCCCCCATTACGTTTATCAACTTCGTTTGCCTGAATCGTTACTCCACCTAAAGCAGGTTTTGCACTATTAATATCTGTACCAGATCCTACCCATTCAAGGGATATGGATGTTGCAATTTGAAGGCTTAATCTAGAGAAATATACAGTAGAACCAGCACTAACTGTATTATTTAGATTCTGTACTAAGACGACCGTTGAAATACCCGCAGAAGGTAATGTTGCACTCTGAATTGAGTAGTATAGTGGATATAAAATTGTTGTGGCGGCAGCACCAGCACCGCCAAATGTATTTGTAAATGTAATATTTGGTGCTGTTAAATATTGACTACCACTACTAATAACATCAATAGAAACTACTTGTCCATTTACAACATTTGCCGATGCTTCTGCAGTAATTCCACTAGGACCTGTTGGGGCATCAATTACAACTGTTGGCGGATTTGTATCAGAATATCCACCACCACCATTTGTAACTTGAATTGTATCAATTTGGTAATATAATTTATCAAAATAAATTGCTTGTCCATCATAAGGACGCTGTGTTCCAATGCCAGATATAATTATAGTATCAGTTTCTATTTCTGCCTCTTGAACTACATTCCCACTGTAACGATAGATTGATTTTGTAGTTTGATTTCCTACGCCATTAGATACTAGTCCATAATTACCAAAAGAAGCATTTGAGTTTGTAATATCACATTGTCCGCCAGATTCTGTATAAATTCCAATATCATCACAAATAGTAAAGATAGAAACCAACTGAGCATAGGCACCATTCGAAATTGAAACTCCAATGCCACCTTGATTATATTGAGTATAAGAGTCAACCGACATTGTTCCTGTAACACCAATATCATCCTTATCTCCTGGTTCTGCATTGAACCCATCTACTTTCATACCAATACTCTTACCAATGAAATTGGTACAGTTACGAATATAAGGACCTTGAGTAATCGGTCCAACACCTCTAGAATATACAGGTTTAACTACTCCACCACCAACATAAGTATGAGGAAGTGTGGAAGTTCCAACATTCACAGTAAATGTAGTTCCATACCCAATTACTTGCGTGACTGGGAAATTATATCCAAATTTTCCACTTGGATAAGTTACAATTCCAGGTCCAGAAGGACAAGAAAAATTAAGTCCGATTAATGTAACTATATTACCATTCTTTACATAAGCACCAGGAGCAGTAATTACTGCTAAACCAGTAGTATTATCATACGTTGCTGTTGCAATTCCAATTGAACGATTAATTGCATATCCACTACCCACATAATTATGAGTAATTGTAGATACTCCAGTATTAATTACAAAGGAGCCATCATTATTGATTTTATTTACATAAAATTCATTTCCATATGCTCCTGATGGGAATGTTTGCGTCGAAATTCCCCCACCAGAATTGCAAGAGAATTTTAATCCATAAATTTCAATTGAATCTCCAGGAACAACAGACAATCCAGGAATTTTTAGTGTGGTATCTCCTGTGGTATTATCATAAATTGCACTTGTAACTCCAAGAGTCGTAGTAAATCCAATACCAAGATTTCCTGGATATGTAGTATTAAATCCAACACCTAGAATAGAAGGACTATTTTTAATAATTGATGTTACAACTCCAACACAAGAATAAATTGCCGATACTACATTTGCACATCCATTAATTCCAGCATTAAATCCAGTAATAGGATCTGCTTGCATACCAAGATCCTTAATTTGTGTATAATTATTTTGGAAGTTTGTATATTTCTGAATAGTTCCTCCAGAAACATAGGTATGAGGAAGTGTAGATTGTCCAACAATAACTTCAAATGTATTAACTCCAACTACATTCTTTACATTAAAGATATATCCAGATTTTCCACTTGGATAAGTTACAATTCCAGGTCCAGAAGGACAAGTAAATCCAAGTCCAACAATTTTAACTGCATCATTTTTTGAAAGTCCGTGACTAGCTGCAGTAATTGTTGTTATACCAACCACATTATTATAAACTGCATTTGTAACTGAAATAGGACTACCTACAGGATTAGAACCCCAAGTTACATTGTTGATAATTGCTCGGGCAATTCCAGCCGAGTATTGTAAGGCATCAATTGTAGCTGTTGAAACTCCTACAATATACTGAAGATTTGCACCATTATAATAAAATAAACCAGCATTTACTGATTTTGAATTACCACCTCTAGTGATATCAAAAATAATTGATTTCCAAATTAATTTAATATCTCTAGCACATAAAGAAATGCTAGATATTCCAATATTAAATGCCGGACTTTGATATTGAGTACTTGTAATAAATCCAACAGTTTCATTTGCAATATAATCAAGATTCATACGAATCATTCTTGCAGCATCAAAAAATCTATCAGTTGCAACACCAGATAATGGCTGAAGTGCAACCACTGCAGCACCATTCGTCATATCAGGACCAATAAAACTCAAATTAGTCATGTGAACTGAGTTATTTACATAAAATAAATCACGATCTGGGTATAATGGAGTAATTATGCAATTTCTTAGTTCAGTTCCTTCAATTGATACTCTCTTTGCCAAAATAATCGGATTACTTTCAATATAACTTCCAGGAAATACCTTGATAGTATCTCCGGTAAGTGCAACTGATGCTGCAGATTTTATAGTTCTCTTTGGATAATTTTCGGCAAGTCCTGTATTATTATCATCCCCAGTTTGAGACACAAAAATAGTTTTTCCAACTGGACGATAAGATTGTACTTTAACTACACCTTTTCCTTCTGATTGCGAAGCAAATAAATCAATTCCAATTCCAGAAACAAGCTGAGTAACAATTCCAACAAGATTTACACCATCACCATAATATTCTGTTGCTGTTACAGCACCACCAACAGTAAGTGTCTTTGTAATTGCAGTCGTTCCAATGCCTAAACTTCCAGTTGCAGGAACATAAACAAGTTCTTTAGAAGAAACATATGCAGTTGAAGTAACTCCCGAAGTTATATCTAAGAAAGTTGGATAACGAAGATCAGTTGTTGTTAAATCATCAGCAACAAAAAGAGTTGCTCCAACTTCACCCTTTAATCCTTGAGTCCCCTGCATCCCCTGAACACCTTGAGGACCCTGAGCACCCTGCGTACCTTGAGTGCCTTGGGAATTCTGAACTCCCTGAAGTCCTTGAGTACCTTGGAAATTACTTAAAGGTCCTTGAACTCCCTGAGTTCCTTGAAGTCCTTGAGTACCTTGATTCGCCTGCATCCCTTGGGTTCCCTGGAGTCCCTGGACTCCCTGCATCCCTTGAACACCTTGGACTCCTTGGACTCCTTGATCACCTTGAAGTCCTTGAACTCCTTGAGTTCCTTGAGTACCTTGAAGTCCTTGAACTCCTTGACCTCCTTGGGTTCCTTGAAAATTACTTAAAGGTCCTTGAACACCTTGAGTTCCTTGGACCCCCTGAAGTCCTTGAACACCTTGAGTTCCTTGAGTTCCTTGAAGTCCTTGAAGTCCTTGAAGTCCTTGAGCATTCTGAACTCCTTGAGTGCCTTGAGTACCTTGAAAATTACTTAAAGGTCCTTGAACACCTTGAGTTCCTTGAATTCCTTGAAGTCCTTGAGTACCTTGGGCATTCTGAATACCTTGAGAACCCTGAAGTCCTTGAGTACCTTGAAAATTACTTAAAGGTCCTTGAACACCTTGAGTACCCTGAAGTCCTTGAAGTCCTTGAACACCTTGCCCTCCCTGTGTACCTTGAACACTAGCATAAGGAAGATTAATCCAATCTGTAGTACCATCACCAAATTTAAATCTGCGGGTATCTGATTCTAAACCAATTTCACCAGCAAGTAGAATTGGATTTTCAGATGTCCATTCAGCGGCAGTTTTTGATTTTAACTGTATCTGATTTCCATTCTCATCAGTAAAAACAGTAATTCCCTTATAAAATATTGCTCTTTCATTAAAAACTGAAGGAGTTCCGTAGACATTATAATTTTCCATTTACACTCCCCCAACTACTGCTTCTACTACAGTAAACGCCGATTCTAAAACATCAATACCAACAAAACTTCCAGAAAAAACTGAAAGTCCAAAACTAAGTCCTTTTGGTATTAAATTTCCAGTCAATCCAGTAGCATCTATTTTATTACCTTTCAATAAAACTCTTCCAGAACCAGAATTTAAATTAATATTTCTTCCCGCCTTCATATCAATATCTTCATCCGCCTCAATCATAATATTTTGAGCCTTGATTCTCACTCTTCCATTACTCTCAGCCGTGATACAAACATCACCATTCTTTCCCGTAATTACAATATCAACACCAGGAGTTGCACTATTACTATCTCCAGCAACAATTTCAATTGCCTTATCATTATAAATGCGATAAGTTCCCCCTTCGGTTAATCCCGCTAAACATACATCATTATTGTTAGATACTGCGTAGATATTATAAACATCAGAACCATTAAATCCCATTTGGGGATTTGCTAAATCAATCCTAAATTTAGGACCAAAACTTTGTACACTTCTGCCTTCCCAATTATAGAATGATGGATCTGCCATTTTATTTAATATAACATTGATTACTATCTACAACTGGACCTTGAGATGAACTTGGAGCAGTACCAATAATAGGTCTTAAAATTGCTTCAACACCAGTATTTGAATTAATGGTGATCGTTGGTAAATCAGTAATATTAACAGTATTTATTGGTTGAGCACGTAGGATTTGTCCATCCGAAACTGTAAGATTATAAGTATTTCCAAAATCATCAGATGCTGTATCTCCAGTAGAATATCCTTTACCAGAATTTTCCACAACCACATCTGTAACTGTGTATGGAGGAGCAATTTGAGGAGTATCAACTGGATAAAATTCTCCTGGAGAAAGTATTAAAATTGCAGTAACTTCTCCAGCATCATTAATCACAGCTTTACCAACTGCACCATATCCCTGATTGCAATTATCACTAAACCCTACATTTGGTGGGAACTTATATCCCGAACCACCATTTGTAATACTTGCCCCAATAATACTTGCAGTTTGATTAAACCCACTAGAATAATTTACCAATGAACCCATAATTGCAACTGCTTCTGCTCCAGAACCTTGTCCACCAAAAATACTTATGGTTGGAGAACTGCAACTTGTTGGTGGTCCAGTATAGCAACCACCCAATGGACTTACTGGTGCAGTTGGATTTTTAGTTGAAGCTTGGAAAATATCAAAGTTTGATGGATCAGTCAATGAACCTAATGATGCAGCTACATTCATATTGTTCAGAATACTATTGAAATCTGGAGTTTTACTAGCTCCCCCAGTTCCAGTTTTCCATTTTGTTGTAATACCAGAACACTTACTCTTGCTGCTTTGATTGCAATCAAATAATCCAGCAATACCTTGAATTGCACTTACAGCACCAAGAAGAGTATTAGCAACACTAAATCCAGCACCAAGAATTTTACTTACGCCACCAATAGCTGATGATAATCCAGATTCAATATTAGAAATCAAATTATTAAGCAAAGAACCAACAAATTGATTTGATGCACAATCTGTAAGATTTTCTACTTGATTAAGTAAAGATCCAACTAAACTTGAAATTACACTTTCAAGACCTTGCAGAATTTTACCAGCAACACAAGGAATTGCCTGTTCTAAAATTTTGACTGGATTCAACATACCAACTTGTGCGGCAACTCCAGCAGCATGAGCAATTGCAGGAGCAAGAGGATTTCCTGCGTTTGCGGCTAAAGTTTGAGCAAATACAGTTGCATATAAAACTTTCAAACCTTTTTTTAAAATATCAGTTAATTTCGTATAAAGATAGTTGAACATTTGTCCAACCATTCCACTTACAATCGAATTGATCTTACTAATTGCTTTGCTGATAGCATTTTTAATTTTATCAATTTTATTTCCAACAGCCTGAAGTTTTGATAATAAATTATCAATTACAGATGTAATCGTACTAATTGCATTATCTTGGCAAGTGTTTGCAAATACTGTAGTTTGTCCAATTACTGAATTAGATGAAATCTCAGCATTCGCTCCAGCCGTTTCTTTTTGATTGGCGGTATTTAATTTTGTTGCAGTTTGAGTATCAACACTTCTTGGTGTTTTTGCAGAATTTGCATTCTGTTGATTATTTTGATTTGGAGCAACTTTTCCATTTGGTTTTGGCATTCTACTGGTGTTTCCAGTATATGGAACAAATGGACTTGCATAATGTTCAGTTAAAACTTGATCGGTTCTACCAAATGCTCCCATGATTACAGGAGATTGAGCATTATCACTATCTAAGTAAAATCCAAATACAACATCACCCTGTTTTAATTGTGTAGTTTGTGCCGCTTGAGCAGCACCAGTTCCTGAAGTTGTAGGAAGTAAGCATTGTGCCCAAGGAAGATCTTTATTTGGAAGTTCATTATCATCAAAAGGATGATATCCCATGATGCGAACTTTATAACGATTTCCCCAGCCGCCACCATTCGCTTGATCTCCTTGTGCCTCAATTGGTGCTACTTGCCCAATCCACCAACGAAATCCGTCTCTTCCTAGAAAATTACTTTTTAAAATTGTTTCTTGCATTATACCTTATTATTCGTTCCATGTAATCCGAAAGTATCACGAATTAACTTCAATGATGTATAAGATCCATCAGTATCAAAGTGATGGCAAAGTTCTTTTATCATATATAGTCCGCTTTGATCCTGATCCACTTCATTCTTATCTCCTCTAGAAATTTTTGGAAGTAAGCATTTAATTACATCACCAGCTTTCAGATTTGTATTTGATGGAATAACCATACTTAAGGTTTGAGTAAACAAAAGATTATATCTCATCAAAGCTTGAGATTGATATTTAAATGGATCTGAATTTACATCTTTAGAAACTCCCTGCTCCAGTGTTCCAATGTCCAATACCTGACTTAAAAATCTAGTTGGGATATGTCCTAAATCTCTTCCATCACTTCCAGAAATCTTTGGAAGAACTAATTCTTGTCCTAAGTTTTTAACTCCACCAGAATAATCATCACTTGTAAATGTTCCTGTTTTGGGATCAGTAAATGTAAAATCTAATGGATTATAAAAAACACGATAGCTACAATAGGTTCCAAGCCTAAGTTTCTCAAGTAGATTTTGATTTTTTTCTGTGATGTAATTCAAAATTACAAAATCATTATCTCTCTCTATTCCTGATTGATTGACTTCAGTGTAAGTATAAGTTGGAACAGAATCAGGAACTGACGAAATTAATTTATCGATAGATCTGAATTGAAATCCATCTCTGGTTTGAAAGAATACAAATCCTGCAGTTGCATCTCCAGAAGTATCATCCGGAACTGCCTTAGATGCTAACCAAACAAGTAGAGTAAATGGTTTTCTCAGATTACCAATAAAACCGTATTTGTTTTGCGTTTTATCAATTGTCCCTACTTTTTCTGCTTTCAGATAATTATTCAGAATATCAGTTACGGAAGTATCAATAGTAGAACTGGTTGGATATTTTCTTCCTACCCTGGAAGTTTCATTCGTAATTGCTTCTCTTGAAACTAAATGCAATAGAAAACTTTCTCTTTGAGTTTCCGAAATTACATCACTAATACTTGAAACATAAAGGTAATCTTTTGGATTAGATGAAAAATCCAATCCTGGATTTTTTGCAGAGTTTCCTGCAATTTTAAGAGACAATCTTTCACCACCTCTCAGAGGCAAACCATTATAAATGGATTGTTTCTGTCCGTCAGATTCCTGAGAGATTGAATCTCCAGTATTTCCAACTCTTATTTTTGCAGTAATTGTGGGTGAAAAGATATCTTCATAGTAATCAATTGATATGACACCAGATTTAATATCAACGGTTCTTTGTTGATCATTAGATTCTAATATAACCTCTTCATATATGGACTTATTAATTGCAGCCATTATGTGTACGCTAGATCCAGAAGTAGATTTTGTTTGATGAAACTATTTAACCCATCAGAAGAAGGAATTAATGTAGGTGCTGATCCACCACCTCTACCACCAGAAGGAGTAGGTTGTTGTGGTTGGCTATTATCCATCACAGCTACTGTTGCTCCTCTTCTCTCTGGGGTAATTGCCGCAACATTTACTGCAGAACCTGGAGAAGAAATTTGTGCTTCTGGAGTTCCTAAAAATTCTGCTAGTGCTGATCTAACTTTTGCAGATCCTTGATAGTCTTTTGATCCTATAGCACCGGATCCTCCCCATTGATATCCAGGAATATCAAATGCTCTTCCAGAATAATGAAGAGATCCATTAGCGTGTCCACTACTAACACCAAATTCTGTAACTTTAAATCCCTTAGATTTAAAGAAATTATAAGCTTTCAATGTAGTTTCTTTATCTTTAAATGCAAGGTGATCATGATAATTTCTTGTTGTACCATGACCAGATTTATCAAATCTACCAATTGAAGTATTTGGATCTCCAGTGATGTATTCTGTCACTGGAGATCCTTTTCTCGATATTGGGGAACCAGTAGTGGAATAATTTGGTTGTCCAAATTTTGCTTGTTGTGATGATCCTTGTGTTGCTTGTGTTTTTCCAGATCTAAATGATTTGATGAAATCATTATGTTTTTTTCTTCTTCCTGTATAGACTCCATGATCTGGATTTTCCCAGTTTCTCATCCAATCATCTGCTGCTTCTTCTGGAGATCTAAACTGTTTTCTTAAATATAATGGAGTATTTGGATCACTCTTTATTGCAAAATCAATTTGCCCCTTCCAATTAGTTCTATAATCAGGAACTGCTCTCAAAAAGGCTGATTTTCTGGATGGGTAAGTATATTGAAATAGTCCAACACCTTGTTTGCTATTACCTTCTTCTTTAGCACCTATTGTAAATCCACTCTCTCCTTGAATATTTGCTAAAATACCCAAAGCGTGTGTATCAGAAACTCCCAACTGTTTTAGATAAGAGTAAACTGATTGTGGACTAACAGTCCCTCCACCACCTCCACCAACAGCGGCACCAGTATCAGAATATTGTGGTTCTCCAAAGTTTGCTCCACCACCAGCAGGAGTACCCGTTGATGGAATTTCTTCTTCTCCAGCTCCTTTTCCAAGAGGAGTAGTTAATGATTTAACTCCGTCTTCAAACTGTTTACCCATATCATCAAAATGATTAGTCAAATCACCAAAAGCACCCCTAACCTTTCTATCACTATCTAAGAAATCTAATTTAGCAATATTTGATAATACGCTACCAATTATATTTCCAATATCACCAAATACATTAAAAATATTTCCAATAAATCCACTTAGTGCTCCAAATAAAGTTTTAATCCTAGTGATTAAATTAGTCGTCATCGTAATAAGTGTAGGCAGATTATAAAGCAACCAGCCAACAAATAAAGTTCCTACAAAATCTAAAATTCTTCCAAGAAATCCCTTTGAACTATCTACAATTGCAGTTCTTGTTCTTCTAATTGTTGGTTTAATACCACTCGCTTCTAAAATATCTTGCTGCTCTTTTCTAAGACTATTTTCTCTTCTTCTATTTTGAAGAACTTTTTTACCAGAAATAGCTTGTTGTTTTACTTTTGTTTTATTAAATAAAATTGATTTTATACCTTGGGCAGATTTTTTAACACTCCCCAATCCAGCTCTTAGAGAATTAAATCCTTTAGTAATATTAATAACCTTAATTGGAGATGAGATAGCCATATTACAAGATTACATTATAATTGACTTGTGCATACAAACTATAGAAATTATCAGGATTTGAAGAAGGAAATAATGGAATATCCGTAGCAGAACCAGATCTTAATGAAGACTGTGGTTTTTGAGAACTTTGTGCCTGGGGAGAATTTAACATTACAACTTGTGGACTTGGTTCTGTTGGCTGCCCAAGTTTCTCTGTAGATTTTGGCATACCTTGAGTTTGTGCTGGTTGTGGTGCGATTTGTGCTGCTGGGGTTGATTCTGGTTCTCCAGTACCAGATACTATAAATGCTGTGTTTGTAGATGAGGACTTTGCCGCTGGTGTATTTTGTTGCTTCTTTTTGGGGGGAATTGCTTTATTTTGTGGTGTTGTTTTTGCTGGTGTTTGCTCCTTTTTTTCTTCTGGATTGTATGTAAATGATTGTGCTGTAGCACCAAGACTTGTAGCTAAAGATACTCCTTGAGCACCAGGAATTAAACTTAAACCTGCTGCAGCCGCATATAAACCAGCCCCAGTCCAATTACCTCTCATCGCTTCACTAACACCTAATCCAGCATCTACAGCAGTTCCAATAACTGGAGCTGCTCTAGCAACAAGACTAGCACCTTTTGCTACAGCACCAGTAGCTTCTCCACCAATACCAAGAAATTTGGTAAACAAATTTCCGCCGCTTGCTCCAGCACTAGCAACTTTAGCTTCTACTCCACCTGCTTTAGTAATAGCCCCAGCAGCTCCTGCTCCAGTCGCAACTGCTTTAGGTGCTGCCTTTGCACCTAATCCTAATGCCTGTTTTCCTATACCCACCAATCCAGTAAACAATCTACCAATCGTATTTGAGAAAACAAATTTACTAGCTTTGAATGCAAGTCTGGTTATACTTCCAATTAATGTACTCAGTCCAAATTGAATGAATAATAATGATCCACCAACTACCATTAAGGCTTTGATTACATTATTTTTAATATCTTCTAACTTCTTCTTATTTCCAGTTGCAAGCGCCTTTAAGGTATCTAATCCTTGCATGGTGAGCCACCCACCAAGCAAAGTCCACATAAAATTCATCAACTTATCAAAAATAGAACTGACTTTATTCCCAATTGCTGCGATGGGAGCCATCAGAGCATTTTGAATTTTTTGTTCTAATAGTTTCTCTTTACCCTCCCTTAAACCCTGTTCCGCTAATTGCTTTTCATATTCATTTTCTTGACGTACTTTTTGCTGTTCTAATAAAGCATCATTTATAATAGAAACTCTAACAGCCTCAAAGTCTGCACCCAAACCAATAACAGTTTGAGTTAGGCTATTAATCTGTGCCTGCTGTATTGAAGATACTTGAGCAACTTGTGCTAAGAAATCATCATCTCTTTTTATAATAGCATTAATTTGATTTTTTAACGTCTCAATTGCACTTTGATCAGCTTTTACAATCGCCAAGGTTTGAGAATCCACCCCTCCCCTATTCACAGGAACGATTGCAGATCCTCCTCCACCTCCAAGAAAAGATGATGCGGACATTTGACTTCTTTTAAAAAGAAGTTTACGGGTTTCAGGCGATAGAATAGATCCGGTAATTGGATCCTTACCAGTTTGAGCTGCTTGTAGATCTGTATTCGCCTGATCCGCCATTAGGATTTCTGTTGCTGTTTGAGATTTTCTTCTTCAATATATTGCTTTAATAGAGTAACATAAATTTCCCTTTCCCAAGGGATCATATTTTCAAGTTCTGTTAATGAATATTTATGATGCTGCATCAGAGCAAAATTAGTTTTATAGTATGACGCAAGATCCTCATGCGCCATACCTACACGAAAAAAGCTGCTAATCCCTCCAGAACTACTTCAGATTCAACATTTGTTTTAGGATTCTTAATCTTAATCGTATGAGAAAGTTTAGGCATTGTCTCAAAGAACTTTTCAATCTCCTTGAACTGCTTTGAACTTAGTTGCTCAATAAACTCATTTAATTCTTTCTTTGAGAAATCAGAAGCACTCCAAGATTCTTCTTCATTATACACTTGTTCAACACAGGCACCGATTAAATCAAATGAATCATCAACACTGATATTATCTTTTCCACCAAAATTATTCTTGATAAATTCAGACATTGAAGGATACTTCATTCTCATTGTTAGATTATCATCCAACTTAATATCTCTTGAGTGTTCTGGATTTTCTTGAATTTGAATCTCATCAAGATTGATGCTTACTGGAACTTGAGTTGTTCCATCATCTGGACATGTTACAAGAACATCTACGGATTCCCCTACTGATTTTCCACGAATATTCAAGAACAAATATTCAATATCAAAGGTAGAAAGTTCATCAACTTTAATTCCTTTGCTCAAAATACAATTTGAAATCACAGCTTTAACAGCATTTCCAATCTGCTTGCTATCTTCACTTTCCATCGCAAGAATTAGAATTTTTTCTTCCTTGACTAGAAAGGGTCTATATCTAATTTCTTTCTTTAGTGAAGGAATTTCCAACTCATACGTCGGCGTGGCGATCTTTGGTAAAGGCATAATGTCCTATAGAATTCAGGTATTTTATTTAGATGCGAATTAACCAGTCAGATATTGTGCAAACTGAGCATTTTCAGTTGTAACTTTACCGTTACTTAAAGTTACTCCTGAAGCATATGCTTGTGAAGTAATTGCATTTGTCTGTTGAGTTGTTAAATTGCCCAATGATTGTTGGATGTTAGCATTCTGCAATTGTGCTGCTGTAGTTGCATTTGCTCCAGATGCATTATTAGTTGCATCTGAATTTGGTACATTCTTATTTCCAAGCAATCCTAAGCTAGAAGTATCCCCAACAACATATCTCTCATAATTGAATGAGGCACTAGCCTTCAATATTTGAGATTCATCATAAGAAACTGATAATGATGAAAGAGATAATGGGAACATACCATAAAAATTATATTGAACCTCATTCTTATAATCACGATCAAATTTCAAAATCTTGGTTTGATCGCATTTATAACCACCGCCTCTACCATTTTTATCTGGATATGGATATTTCATACGAAAGAAATATCCATCCCTTGCCTGCGATACATTAGATCCGCTAGAAATATATTCAATCCAATACTCTAAAAATTTCAATACTTTATACTCACTATCAATCAGGAATTCTAATTGTATCTCAGTAAAAATTCTTGTATGGGCAAACTTTTCAATCACACCACTAAAGTTTCCATTAATCTGTGCAGTATCATGAGTACTTCCTGGTAATGAAGCACTTGAGCACAAAAGTCCAACGCTTTCTGCGATGAAGCGAGGATCAACTCCTTTTTGAGAAAGATAAAATTGAAGATCTGGAGATAATCCGCCAAAAATAACTTGATAATGTGATGTTTGCGCTAAATTAGTAAATAGCGGTTTAATATCAGATATTTTTCTTGGTTGGGCAATAGACACTCTAAATACCTATTATTGGATCTTTTTCTATAGATATTTAGATGTCGTATAAGGGAAAATTTAAACCATCAAATCCAAGTAAATATAAAGGTGATCCTACAGGAATCGTCTATCGTTCCTTGTGGGAATTGAAGTTCATGAAATATTGTGATTTGAATCAAAACATTCTTGAGTGGGGTAGTGAGGAAATTGCCCTACCTTATCTTTCCCCATTAGACAATAGAATTCACAGATACTTTCCAGATTTTTATATTAAAGTTAAAGAGAGTAATGGACAGACTAAGAAATATATGATTGAAGTTAAACCAAAGAAGCAGACAATAGAACCAATACCACAAAAGAAAAAGACAAAGGGATATATTTACGAAGTTATGGAGTATGCAAAAAATCAGGCAAAGTGGAAGGCAGCAAAAGAATTTTGCGAAGATCGTCAGTGGATCTTCAAGGTAATCACCGAAGATGAATTGGGAATTAAATAATGGCTCTTACAGGATTTGAAAAACCATTAGAACAATATAATAGAGACGACATTCGTAAGATTGCGGTACTCTACGGAATTCCATTAAGCAGTATTATTAGCCAAAAACTTACCAAGGCACAAGTAATTGATGCTATTCGCAATAATGCAAAGTATCAGCAACAACAAAGAAGACCTTCTGATGATAAGAGTAATCGTATTCGTCCAATTCTAAATCGTTTAATTGGACTTGAAAAACCTGATGATTTGATGATGGAAATACTTCAGGCATTAACAATCACTGATATGATTCCTAGCCCAGGAAAAATTTATACCTTTGTATATACCGCCAAAACTCCTTATATTGAATACGATAGTCACCCATTAGTTGCAGTTACAAGTGTTTACCGATGGGGATTTAGTGGAGTTAATTTTCATTGGAAGCAATCAAGGAATTATGCATGGGAAGAAATTGTTGGATCACTACATTTAGTTCGTGCCGAAGAACTTAAGGATTTAAGAGAAATCCCTTATGGGAAAATCCTTCTAAATAGTTAGAAAACAATAATGGCTGCAGCACTCAGATATCCACTAAAAAGAATTGATGAGTCTGATGATTATTTGTCGATTCAAATACTTGAGTATATTGCTCCAGGATTTGGTGGGATTGATGAAAAGTTACAAGTTGAAACATCTTCTGCTTTACAGTATCAAAATAAACAAGTACTCCAAACAATTTTATTGCCCATGCCTCAAGGGCTTAGTGATCAAAGTAGTGTTGGGTGGGGAGATGATAGTTTAAATACTGCAGAAGCTTTTGGTGCCGCAAAAATATCTGGAGTGTTAGGTAGTGAAGATGCTCTTAAAGGAGGATATGATGCGATAAAAAGTAGTGTTACTGCTTTAACAAATGCTTCTAAAACAGGTGCAGCACAAAAAGCAGTTCAATCTTATTTTAGTTCTAACTTAGTCAATTCTTTAGGTGGAAATACTTCCGCTTCAGGATTACTTTCAAGAGCTACTGGACAAGTATTAAATCCTCACATGGAATTGCTCTTTAAGAGTGTGAGTTTAAGAAGTTTTACTTTTAGCTTTGATTTTGCCCCAAGAGATGCTGATGAAGCTTTACAAGTCAAGCAAATTATTAGATCTTTTAAGCAGCAAATGTCTCCAAAAAATCAAGCACAGAATGGAAGTCCTAATGGAGGAGCTGGTGGAATTTTTATTACATCCCCATCAGTATTCTTTCTGGAATATAGAACAGGAAGTAAAAAACACCCATTCTTAAATAGCTTCAAACCGATGGCGTTAACTAATATGTCGGTTAATTATGCTGCTTCTGGTGCCTATGCAACTTATGAAGATGCGACACCAGTTCATTTACAGATGACTATAGGATTCCAGGAACTAAATCCAATTTACAATGAAGATTATGATGATATCTCATTAGACAATGGAGTTGGATACTAATGAGCTACTTCAGAGAACTACCAAATTTAGAATATCAATCACCCTTTGTAACGAGAGTATCTTCTCAACAATATACTCTTGCAAAAAATTTATTTCGTCGTGTAAAACTCCGTGAAGATTTGCAGAATGTATTTACAATTTTTGACAAGTATCAAATTCAAGATGGTGATAGACCTGATACTATTGCAGAAAAACTTTATGGTAAAACGGATTTAGATTGGGTGGTATTATTGAGTGCCGGAATTGTTCATGTAAGAGATCAATGGCCTTTGTCCGATTATCAGATTTATAATTATGCTGAAAATAAGTATGGAAATGATATCAATGCGGTACATCATTATGAAACTACACAGGTTCTTGATAGTCAAGGAAGATTAGTACTTCCTGCTGAGAAAATAGTGAGTTCAAATTTCTCAATTCAAAATCCCCTTAATGCAGCACAGCAAATATATCCGATTGCTGGAGTCACAAATTATGAATATGAGGTAAAGAAAAATGAAGCAAAGAGAGGAATTTATGTTTTGAAGAATGCATACCTACAGCAATATCTAAATGATATGAGAAGCATCATGACTTATAATAATAAGAAATCATCGCAGTTTGTAGATCGTAAACTCATTCGCACAGAGAATACTCGCAATACGATGCCATAAAAAAGGGGGCGTAAGCCCCCAATTTTTTTATTCAGCCAACTTTGCAAAGTATGCAAGAGTGTCTGAATCCTCATCTTCATCATAAGAAGAAGACGAAGCAGGCTTAGAAGATTTCAAGTTACTGAGTTCAGAGCGAAGATCTTCATCAAGATCCCGAACGGAACCACGAGTATCATCTTCATTCTCAACTTCAGCATCTTGACGAGCACTAGCTTTGCTACCCAGAACATACTCAAGACGCTTCTTCAGTTCATCATAAGTCTTGAACTGATCCGCAGCAACCAGTTCAGCAAGAGAGTATTGCTTCTTCCAGACAGCTTCCAGAGCGTCATCATCATTCAGCAAAGGTCCAACAGCAGCAAACTCACTGGAATCATAGTTACGATAACCAGCAACATTCTTTGCCTTCAGTTTGAAGTTAGCACCTTTCCAGAAGTCAAATGCTTCAATCGGGGTATCATCTTCATACTCAGGTTGCATGGCT